CTGCCATCTGTCATTAAGTGCGGACTGGTCTGCGTCAGACGTCCATTTTGCAAAACCAACTCCGCTCATGCCATCCCCGCCGCTTAGTGACTTGACCTCGTCCTCCATTGTCAGTGCCCAGCGCCCCATCATGTTGTTGGCCAGTTCCTGCTGTGCCATGACCAGGGCCTCGCCTGCTGCCTTTTGCACTTTTTGGTTACTTTCCTGGATCTTGCTTCCATACGTGTCGCTTAGTGTATTGGTTTCAAAATCCAAACTGGTCATAAGATCATTGGCTTTCTGGTTTCTAATCGCCTGCCCGGACAAATTCTTATAATATTCGTTCTGGGTTGCTGTTATTCTTCCAGAAGATTCAGCAGCATTTAAGTAGGAGTAAAACTCTGTTGCCAGTGCCTGGGTTTCCTGCGCTGCAGTATCTCTCTGCCCTGCCAGAGCCTCAACTACGGCTCCAAAAGATTCACTTGTCAGGTCTTTACCGCTTAATTTGCCGTATTCCTGGTTGATCCAGTCAAGCTGCGCCTGTGCTTCCGCCTGCTTCCATTTGCTGGTTATGCTGTTCATTTTATCCTGTAAAGCTGCCACTGCCTGCGCTTCATCAACATCAATAATGCCGTCCTGCAGTGCTTCCTCCACGGCCGTTTTTAGGTCATTGGATAGATTGGTCAGTTCCAGGTGGTCTGCTCGCGCCCATTCCTCAATACTGCTTGCCAGGCTTTCGCCCTCCTCAGTACCTCCCAGGAATGTCTGCACACTTATATGAGCCGCAAATGTCCGGCTTTCAAGCTCAGAAATTTTACTTTCCACAAAGGTTGTTACATTGTCCTTATAGGACTGCTGCTCGTCAGCGGTCAGCTCAATGCCGACGCTGCTTTTCCAGGTCAGTGCCTGGTTTGCTTGCAGCGCTTCCTCTGCTTTCTTTCTCAGTTCGTCGGCGTTCTTAAATTCATTGATCGCCATCTCAACATTTACCAGGTACTTTGCATTTAAGATTCCGGAAGCTGCTTCCTCTGCCTGTTTCGCGCTCAGCTCA